ATTATATTTTGAACGAGCAACAAGCAACATTGCTGATCACTTACTTACGAAATACAGAATCCGTAAAAGAGTTTAAGAAGAACCTGGTCAAAGCCTTTTTTGAAATGCGTGATGAACTCTCTAAACGCTATCTTCAAAGAGAACTGGAAAAGCCAAAGTGCAAGACCTTAACCGAAGCTATCCAAGCATGGGAGAAAGCACCTAAGCATGCCTATAGTACCCTTACAAACTTACTACTAAAGGGAGTGACAGGGAAGAATAAAGCGCAACTCATGAAGGAGCGAGAAAGTAAGAATGGCATTGATGGCTTGACAAGTGTAGAACTGACAAACTACCAACATTTGGAAGATATGGCAATAGCTATGATTAACTTGAATAGGGGGTATTCAGAAATTAAGGAATTAATTTTTAAAGTATAGGAGTATAGAAAATGGAAAATGATTTTAAGACAGTTACAAATGCCAAGGGGTTAGAAATTCCTAAGTATCCCAAGGATTTTAAAAAGCTAGTTGAGAAAGACAGACAACTAGCCGAATATCTTTGTATGAACTACGAGAACTTGGACAGTGAAGACCTGGGCGCATTTCTTGAAACAGTAGAACAGGGAATCAGTTGGATTCTAGATCTTATCGAAAGTAAAGACTTGCTTTATAAACCAAAGTCAGGTAGTAATCATGCAAAAAGAAAATAAAAAAATCACTTGCTCAAATTTTAGACGAGGCGAGCAAGCGATAAGATTAAGGATATAGAAATTTTTTCTATGCTCTGATTATAGCAAAAAATATCTACTCTATCAAATATCTAAAGAAAAACCGAAGAGCAGGCAAGCAATTAGAAAAGGTTTTGAAATCAAGCGCTGACAGGGTGGTTCTAAGGCCTTGTTTAGCTGAAAGATGGGTAATTACTCACGAAACACCGCTACAAGCGTTCGCCAACTTGGGGCAATCGCCCAGCGTTTGGAGTGGGTGGAAACTTGTATAAGAAAAGGCAAAAGAAAAGGAAATAATATGACAGTAAATACAAATGATGTTCTAGTAGATTATGAGGGGCTTTGTTGTCAGTTAACTGATACTCTACTAGTCTTAGAAATGGCTAGCATGGAAGACAGTAAACAATCATCAGCTTTACTAAATACAGTAATCCAAGCTATGAACCAACTCATTTCAGAACATACTCAACAGGCTAATGACTATAGAAAGGGGATAAAACATGAATGAGTTAGATTTAACCAACATACAGGCGGTTATCTTTATTGTGGTAGCTATTGGTTTACTAATCTATCTAAACCACCTAGACCGCCAAAAAAGCGTCCGAATTAAGCGAGAAAGTACACAGACGACAGAAACACCTAGTGAGGATTTAAGCCCTGATTATGGGCGATATATTCAGCTTGGAATGGTTAGTAAAGGGGACTAAGTATGTTTAGTTTGAGTAAAGAAAGCGAAAATGATTTAACCAATAGAATCAGCACAGTAGTAGAAAACTATCTAGCAGTCCGAGAAAGACCTAAACCACGACTAACTGGTTTAATGTCAGCACAGGAAGCCATGGACGAGTTAGATATAAAATACAAAACCTTGCAGAAGTGGGAAAGTGCAGGACTAAGACGGTATCAACCACCACTAGAAGATACAAGAAAAGTTTATTACAAAGTTACGGACATTTTGAAGTTCCTGGGGGTGGATGATGGCAAAGACTAAAGTATATTTTTGGTTGAAAGTTGATAAGAAGTTTTTTGATAATCTTTTTATTAAACGACTCAAACATATGCCAGGTGGCTATACTATGACTGTTATTTACATCCGTCTTATGTTAGAAAGCTTAGAAGATGACTGTATTTTGTACTATGAGGGATATTTTGATAATTTGGTACAGGAGCTAGCTTTAAAATTGGATGTGTCCGAGGATGATATAAATATGACAGTCGCATATTTTACAAAATGTGGACTAATTCAGATTGATGATGATGGACATGCTACATTATCGCAAGCAAAAGCCATGGTTGAGAGTGAAACAAACTGGGCAAAATACAAGCGAGACCAAAGAAAAAATAGTCAAAATTTACCAAAATTGGAGAATGTCCAAAAATTAGAGAATGTTTCCAACTCATGTCCAACAGAGAAAGAGATAGATAAAGAGTTAGAGTTAGAGCTAGAGTTAAAGTTAGATAAAGAATATATAGTCGAGCAAAACTCTCCTACTGAGCAAAGCTCTCCTACTGAGCAAAGCTCAGAATATATCTTTCCTGAGTGGCTAGACGAAAACTCTATAAAGGATTTAGAGAAAACAAAAAATAAAGAACTTTGGATTCCGATTGTTTATCTGAATCAAGTTGCTAATAAGCGTTATAAATTTGTTGATAAGACAAAGAAGTTTTTGCTAGCTAGGTTTAATGAAGGTTATACACTTGAAGATTTTAAACAGGTGATTGATGTAAAAACGGAAGAATGGAAAGATAATCCTGAGTTCTTTAAATATTTAAGACCTGAAACACTATTCGGTTCTAAGTTTGACAGTTATTTAAATCAAAAACCTAAAATTTCTAAAAGTAAGCCAGACAATAACTTTCCAGATCTACCATTTTAGGAGTTAAAAAATGCAAGATAAATTTAAAGAATACAACAACAGAAAGATATCTGAAAAAGTATGTGAGATTCACCAGGTAAACTATTGGGAAATCTCAATACCTGTACGAGGAAGCAAGGAACGAAGTTTGCTAGAATTTTGCCCTGAATGTGGCCAAGAGGAAATTGAGCAAAAAGAAAAAGAACTGGTAAAGGAGTTTGAAGACAGGCAAGAATATTTTAAAACCTATGATGTCTTAATGCGTGAAAGTATGATCCCGAACGAGTTAAAAGGTGCAACATTCGATAATTTTATTGTCAACACCACAGAAGAACGACAACTATTAGACTTTGCTAAGGGGCAAGTCGAAAAGTACCTAAATGGTATGACAGGCAATACTTTAATAAGTGGAAGTACAGGTATAGGGAAAAGTCATTTATCTCTTGCAATGGCAAAAGAAATAAATGAGAGCTTCAAAGAAAGGAAAGAGCCTAAGAGTGTTTTATTTGTAAGTCTAACTGAGATTATAAAGCAAATAAAAGAAGGTTGGCAGTATGGTAAGAATGCTAGTTTAACGGAATATGAAGCAGTTAAAAAACTAATCAATGTAGATTTTCTAATCATTGACGACCTGGGAGCGAAGAATGGGACAATCAGTCCTAAGAGTGACTGGGAACAGGATTTTCTATTTGATATTATCAATAATCGAGAAACTACAATTTTTAACACGAATCTAGATAGTAGCGAACTAAGAACAGTTTATAATGCTAGAAATTCAAGTAGAATCTTGAAGGGATTAGAGGGTAATGCTTTTAAGGCTTTCACTATCAAAGACAAGCGATACACAATAAATAAATTTAAAGGAGAGATAGTTTAATGAATGTAGACGGAATGGGATTTGCAACAGAAAAAGGGTTTGTTGTTTATGAAAAATGTGGTATAATTGAAATAGAAAAAGTTCCAAAATTTGGAGAAATTACTTTATTCTATTCAGATGGGAAATTTACCCATCTATGTAAGAAAGAAACAAAAAAATAAAGTCTATTGAGAACAACTCAGGGACATACCGAAAGCATGTAGTGCTAGTGGTATGTCCCTTTTTGTTTGCATTGAAAGGGGGTGAGTATTATGGCAGGAGATACTTCTTTAGGGTATGTTGTAGCAGATAAATTTTCTATGGTTCCAAAGAAAAGACAACAAATATTTGCAAAGTGCAAAAAAGATGACGAAAACTTAGAAAAACGGAAAAAAGAAATACTAGAAAAATATGCTGACAAACAAGACAAATCAAGATCTAGAAAAAATGATTCTAAAAGCTCGAAGAATCATAAAGGAAAAGCTAAGAGCAAAGAATTTTAGAAAAAATTATAAACAAAAATCAGATATTAAAAGATAAAAGGAGAAAAAAATGACAACTAACTTAGCTAAACAAAAAGAAAATCTAGAAGCTTATATCCGAAGTACAGGTTATAACACTAGAGGGATGAACTTAGAAAATAATCATGTACTCATTGAAAAACCAATCCTTGATAGTTACGAAGATGAACATCAACGTAAAGAACTGGTTGATCTAGTAAATGTTATTGAGACTCGTACCCGTGGTGGGAAGTATGAAGTAAATGACTTTGAATCTAATTCATTACAAGAAGTTGGGGAAGAATCGGTTGAAAGAACAGAAGCAGATAAAAAGAAAACAATCAGCGTTGATTACTTAGTTAGATTATTCAGTGGAAAACTTGATTTTTCACAAGAGCAATTAGATGACGGTCAATATAATTTAACGGATTTTCTTGGCAAGAAGATTATTAAATTAAAACGTAGAACACGAAATAGAGAAATCGGGAAAATCTTGCAGACAGCTAATGTTCAAACTGCTACAAGTATAGACGACTTGAAATCTATTGTTTCTTTAATCAATCCAGAGCGTAATGTATCTATGGTTGTCAGTCAATCGTTATTTAACGTTTTAGAAAAAATAAAAGACACTTCAGGGAACTATCTTCTTAAAGTTGATAAAGAGACAGGAACAAGTGAGACATTCTTTGTAGATAACTTTTTAATTGTAGATGATATAACATTAGGGAATAAAGGAGATAAGAAAGCATTTATCGGAGATCTTGAAAATTTTGTGACATTATTTGACCGAAAGAAAGACACACTTAGCTGGTTAGATTCAGTTGATTATTTTGGGAAACGTTTGTTTTTGCATACTCGATTTGATGTTAAAAAAGTTGAATCAGATTGTGGCTACATTGTTGAATGGAATTAGGAGAAAGAAATGGATATTAATCAAGTATTTGAAACACTGAATGATCTAGATAATAAAAAAAGTAAGATTAATTCAGCACGAGAACAGTTAAGCGAAAAAAGAAAGAGTCTTTTAGGCAATCAAACAGTTTCATTTGAGAATATAGATTCTTTTTTGTCAAACAACTTAGAGTCTTTGGAACAGCTTGAAAAGATGGAAAATGCTATTAATTCTCTTCAGGAAAAATATAATAGTGATTTTTCAGAAGCTAATGCAGTCATCTTTGAATACATTTTTAAAGAAACTAAGCAACGGATGGAAACTAAGAAGATCTATAAACAATACCGAAAGAAACTTAGACGAATTCTGGACGCATATGATGAAATTCAAGAACTAAAGAAGGATGTAGAAGAAATCCATACAGGTGTAGTCAGAGAAATAAGTCAGAAACATTCTCTATTGCTATATCGAACGGAAGTAAGTCCGCTGACTGTTTTACCATTCTTAAATCCTGATAATAGCGGGTGGATGAATTTTTCTAAGGAATATCGGGACGTTAAAGAGTATTTAGAAAAATAGGGAACAAATTAAGTAAGGCTAGTGATATATGGCTGAAACAAAAGAAATATCGCTAGTCCTACTTTTATGCTTTACTAAGTTTCACATAACAAAGTAAGCATAAACTGAAAAGAAGTAATAGCTTGAAAGCAAGGTATATCAGGGGGTTACAGAATGGAGTGAGTTTCACAGAATGTAAGATATGAGAAACTGGAGTATAAATTATAGGGGAATCCCTTTGAATTGTAGAATTGCAAGTTAAGAAAAATATAAATTTTAAGTGGAGGTGCTTAGTTATGTATGAGCTAAGTAAGAGAGACCTGGACGGTATCGATATTGAATTAGAACGATATAGAACGCTTGATAATAAGATATATCTTAGAAGACAGGAGTTGATACATAATAAGAAATATAGCGACGCTGAGTATATCAGAGGTCAAGGAAAGAAAGTGTCAAGTCCTACTGAAGCAACAATCATTAGAATTGAAGGAGACCAAACACTTAGATATTTAGAAGGCTTTAAACTAGTAGTAGAAACTTTGATGGAAAATTTGATTGAGAGTGATCTAATAATTTTTAAAATGAGATTCTTAAAAGCTGGTGTGACCTGGGAAGAAGTTGCAGAGGAATTAAATAAGCCTGCTCGTTATGTATATGGTCGAAGAAAGGTAATTGCTAAAAGATTTGTAGAACTGAAAGGATATTGAGTCCCCCCACCTTTTAAAAAATCTTTTTTGCTATTTGGGTACCGGTGAAGGGAACTTTTTCCAAGTCGGAGCACTTCAGACAAAAAGGGGATAAAAACTTAACAAATCATGGTAAAATTCTAGTTTTTTAATAAAACGTTTAAAATACAAACTGACTTTCAGTAAACACTATTTTAGTTATTAAAAATCTAATTGAATTTTAATTATATAGATGATGTCATAGATCGGATTATAGCCTTGATTGAAGAAACTAACCTGAGTTTTGAACATTGGGTAAACGTGACTTATAGTGTACCAATACTAAAGAATGAATACACAGTTAAGCTATTGTAAAGTACTTGATAAAGAGTTACTAGATTACTTGGTGTCAACTTGGAAGTATCGTGATATAGTACTTCATTCGGTGGATATGAATAAGAAGGAAAAGAAACTTTCGGGAAATAATTATTTTTGAATATACGAAGAGTCATAATATTAAAATTCCGAGACAAATAATTGACAAATGGCATAGAAAATTATACATTAGAATTGGTTAGATTTTAAAATTTGATTTAGTACAAGTATGTTAATCCGATTTTGGAATTATTTTTTATAAAAATATTAAAAGGGGGAGTGGTTAAAATGTTGACAGCGACTGATTTAGCAAAAGCTATTATAAAACAAGTTCCCAATAGTTTTAATAACAGTTTTGATGGCAATATGAAGCTTCAAAAATTATTATTTTTTGCTTATATGGTTCATCTAACTAATAATGAGGAGCCACTTTTTAGAGAAAAGATTAGAGCATTTGCCAAAGGTTGTGTTGTAGATGGAGTTAGAGAGAGATATCAATATAATTATCAAGATTTTATCGATGAGAGTTATAAATTTAAACCAGACTTTACCCAATCTCAGTTGGAAACCATGGACACTACAATTAAATTGTTCGGCCATTTATCTGCTAAGGTTTTATCTGAGTTAACACACCAATTTGATTTTTGGAATAGACGATTCCATGATAGTATAAATAGTGATTGCACGTATGATCAAGATAAAAATGTTATAACAATTGATGATATGCTACAGGAAACAGATAAAATAGAGAAGTTGTTGAATGCAAGAACTTCTGTTTCAATGAAGGAAGATACAATTAATGGTATAAAATTCCTATTTGATGACAACATAGAAATAACTGACAGCTTATACGACTTCCTTTTTGATTTTTCAAATTCAGAAGAAGCAGAAGAAGAAGTCTATAATGTATATATGGACAATAACGAATTGGTGGTGTATTGATATTCTAAAAGAAGGGCAAGCGATTTCTGCAAAATTACCATTTAAAAATGGGACTATAGCAAGATATAATAGACCGTATTTAATTACTAAAGTTTATCGGAATAATGAAGTAGATTTAATAGATGTATCAAGTATTAAAGGTAAAGAGCATAAGTTATTATTTCCTACAAATCATGAATTATCAATTTATAATCCACCTTTTCTTAAGCCGTCATTTGTGAAATTGGACTCTTTGAGGAAGATAGATAGCGGAATGATAAGTTATGCACTACTGCACAAAGGCGAATTGTTGAATTCTAATGATTTGAACGAAATAAGAAGAAAATTATATCGATAAAAAGGTACCTTAATTGGTACCTTTTTTGCCTGCTGAACTCCTTCATTAAAGTCCTTTCTAGTGACCTTTTTAAGAATTTTTTACAACTTACAAGAACCTATAATATGCGGTACTATTTTAGAAACCAACAAAACTAGGCTTTTAAATAGAAAGTAATAATCTAGTTATATATTCTACTATTTTAAATAGAAATATATAAAAATAGCACGTTTTAAAACGTGCTAGCTTCTTGCCTGCTGAACTCATTAAAAAAGTATAAATTTATGTTCAGTGATTTGTGGAGTAAGGAAGAAACTCCAACATATTCAAAGGAAAAACGAAAATAAATAAACACCCTAGTATCAAGCGTTAAGGAAGTATAAAATAACTTACTTAATATTCAAAAAAGCGATACAACAAGATGCTTTAAGATAAGATTTTTTATTGTAAGAAGCCTACAACAGTGGGCTTTTTTCTTTGTAAAAACAAAAAACAAGAAAAATTTATCTCAAGTTCTTGACAAGGCAGAAAAAGTCGGTATAATAGAAAGAGTTAAAAAAGCTCCAGGTCCGTTGGTCAAGGGGTTAAGACACCGCCTTTTCACGGCGGTAACACGGGTTCGAATCCCGTACGGACTATGGGTGTATCGCGGTTGATGGAAATAGGATTTAAAAAAAGTTAAAAAACCTGTTGACAGAGAAAAGTGACTGTGATATACTAATATAGTTGTCGTAAGCGCGACAAAGACCTTTGAAAACTGAACAAGACGAACCAATGTGCAGGGCACTATAACTTAAGGTTATAGTACTGAACAATGAAAAAACAATAAATCTGTCAGTGACAGAAATGAGTGAGAACTCAAACTTTTAATGAGAGTTTGAT